ACACCGTACAGCTGATCAGCAGTATACAAGTTGGCAAGCCACTCTTGCTTGTACTGCGTCTGCGAACGAACACCCATCTGCTCCGCTAACACGAACGTGTCTTTGTGGAGGAGCAATGCAGCTTTGATTTCGCCACCCGCTGTGTTGTCACCTGCTGCTTCAGAAGTAGCGCAGTTGGTAGATACAAATACGTCAATGCCGTACAGGTTACCAATCTTGCCATTCTCTACAGGCGCGCCACTAACAAAGTCAGAAGACACGTAACGATCAACACCCATAATTGCATTACGCAATGAAGGTGGTATTACAAAGCAACGGTTATCAAAAGGAACGTCTGCATCGTCCATCTTTTGAATCAAGTCACGGAAACAAATATCAGTAAAGACATCTGCTGTTGTAACTGTGTCTGTAGCAAAAGCAGTAAGACCTGTAGACGCATCACAATAGAACGAAGCTGTGTTGACGTAAGAGTCTACGCCGTTGCCTAAGTCTTTTGCAAGTGAGTGTAGATCAGTGTCTACTTGACGAGCAAGTGCATAACCTGCATCACCAGTGTAGAACTGACGCAAGCTAGACAAAGCCTGTACTTCAGTAATGTCTTCGATAAGACGTGAATACTCAAAGTGCTTGTCAATGAGTACAGGTACGTTACCTTCAGTGTTGCCTTGGATACTAACGGCAGTGCCTGACGCTTTTGCTACGGCTGTACCACGAACAGGAGCAGGGATATTGATAGTATCGCCTTTCTTGCCTGTCATGCCCATCTTCTTTACTAGGTTAGCAAGTACGAGGCTCTTCTCATACGCTGCACGTACCTCATCACTCCAAATCTCTGGAATAAATGTTGCTGCTTTGGTGTTATTTACAACACCCCCTTGAGCGGGATATACTGATGTAGTCATCTTATTTCTTCCTTAGTTATTTAATCATTTAACGCGCCCCTCTTGATAAGCTACCATTATCTCATCTGACATGGCTGAATATCTATCAGGGTCGTTTTTCATTAGTTTAATAATGTCTGCACGCCTAAAGATTTTCTTACTATTCGTCTGCGTTCCTGAAGCTCCTCCAGTAGATGCACTCTTAACGGTAGCATTTCTACTAGACTTTTCAGCGTTTACAGTTTGACCAATCAATGCTTTACGATCTTTCCACAGACTGAATATCTCGTCAGCTGCTTCATAATCAAAGTTTCGATCAGCTTGTTGCAACAGTTTAGTCCTAAACGAACTCTCACCAACCCAACTAACAAAAGCAGAGTCTTGCAACACTTCAGCCATGTCAGGGTGTTTATCCTTTAACATAGCTTGTGCGCTTGACTTCTTCATATCCGTAGAAGTTCTTTGAGCTTCTCGGACAGCAGGGTGATTGTCTATTGCTTTCTGTATTGCCTTTTCAGGATCAGAAAAGTAATCAATCTCTTCGTCTACAGGTTCTTCTTTACTTGAGGATTGTGACATTACAAACTCATCAACAACCTTGCGTAGCTCACCTACCTCACCACTCTGACGACCAAGCATACGCTCAGCCTCTTGGTGCATTTGTACAAGCTCAGCAGCACTCTTGTTGCGATACTTGTCCGGTACGTTGTCTTCTTCACTAGGTTGCTCTTCCGAGGCTAGTGCGTCTAACTGTTCTACGTTGTCGTCTTCTTGTCGTCCTATTTCTTCATCTATCAGTGTAGCCATTATTAAAACTCCGTGATTAAATCATTATGGAGATTGATGGACTTGTGAGGCTCTTACGAGTTGTCCTCACGTCTTTCGCGTCTAATCTGATCTTCTCTATTCTTTGCCCACTTCATAGTAGATCCAGGAAAATGTCCTGATATAGGATCTAGTGTGCATTGAACAGCAGAAATCATCTTAGTCGCTGTTTTGCCGCAGGTAGAACACTCTGTTTCCCTTACCTCTTCGTCAATAAAGCGCTCAGTGACGTGTTGGTCTGGGCAGAGAAATTCATAGATACGCCTAGTCATCCTGCGCTTCCTCTTTAAGGACATCTAAAGTTGAATCTACCGTATGTGGCAAGTTCAGTATTAGATTTGCTATGTTCAGCTGTCCCTTCTTATAATAAAGGTCTTCAATGCTACTAACAGCATCTATGCCCTCTATTGCGTCTGTAAGAATGCTAATTTCTTTGTGTACATTCTTCCAACCGTCTGTAAGCAGCATATCTTGTATCTGCTCGTAATGTAGTACATCTGCCTCATTCATATTGTTTTCCCTCATTAGGACAATAATGCTTGACTTCACATGGCGTATGTGATATAGCGCCGGACTATACCACAAAGTCAGTCAAATGTCAAGTCTTTTTTGAGCTTTCTTTCTTAGCAGGTTTAGCTGCTGCCAGAGCCTCTTCAAGAGCTGTAATACGCTTCTCCATACGGCTATAGGCTGCATTTACTTGCTCTACTACACTCTCTAGCTCTTTATTGCTGACCACGTTGGTTCTCCTTGGCTACCTCTAGCCCTAGTTTCTTCTCATCAAGCGCTAAACTTGCTATTTTCATACGCTTTTCAAAGTCTTTATCGTCTTCAGTTGCTGACACACTAGACGCTACAGCTTTAATACGATCTGTCTCAAGCTCTACAGGGATGCCACGAGCTTCTAGTGCTATCTTCTGCGCTCTAGCGTTAGATTCTGCTGCCTGAGCGCTTAAAGCGGCTGTCTGACTGTTCTTAAAGGCTCTATCTTCTTCTGCCATAGCCTGCTGCATCTGCTGCTGCTCTGGATTAGGCTGCTGTGCCTGTATCATGGTCTGTATTAAGTCTTCACGGTTAGTGATGTTCATGTTATCAATAACAGATTGCAGGATAATAGGATACACAGGGCTATCTTGCGGCATAGTCTGTAGCAGCTGTACTAACTGAGCTACTTCGTACTCACGCGCAACAATACCTAGCGTGCTAGTGGCTATAAACTTGTAATCATTGACAGGGAACAGCTCAGGCTCAAACTGCATATAGCGCCACGCAGCTTTTTCAACAAAAGGCATCAAAAATGACTCTTGAAAGTTAACTAATGTGCGCTTTTGACGCTTAATCACTCCTCCAAGACTCATTGAGCTGCCTGCTGACGTTGTACCGCCACCATTCATAGCCTGTTGAGCTGTGTCTACACTGCCTGTAGCAGCCTGTACCATGCGTTGTAGCGAGTCTGCCTGTGCAAACGTAATCTGACTAACTTGTCCGAAGTTAAACGGATGCAATACTTCAGCAGGGTTGCCGTTTGTCAGCAGCAGTTTGCCTGCTTTGACTTCTGGTCTAGTGCCACGAGGCATTCTAGTAGCATCCATAGCAAGCATAGGATGTACAGTGAGGGCTAGAGCGTCAATACGAGCGCGTAGCTCAGCATCTAACGCCTTTTGGCTGTTAAAGCCTTTCTCACACACGCCCATACCCCAGAAACGATTAGGTACAACGTCCCAAGGGAAGGCTACAACAGGACGATCTTCCATCATGTACGGAGACGCTTCTGCCTTTAGCAGCTTACCGCCGTTAGCAATAACAACAATAGCTTCTACGTAGTAGCTGTCGCGGCCTTCGTCATCTTCGTCACTGTCAAAGTTGACCATTTCATCGTCATCGTCAAACGCATTCTCTAGCAACTGACGAGGCACTAATCCGTAATACTTAGTCAACCTTACTTTGTCTTCTGGCTGCTGCCATAACTCTTCGTCAGGCTCTAGCTCAAGGTCAGGAGACGCACGACCAATGTAACACTCCTTGTAGACACCTTCTTCTTGTAGCTGCTCTACAGAGTGCGTTGCCACAAACTCGTCAATAGCCACACCTACAGCAGACTCAATGTCTGTTGCTACAGGGTCTATAAGGAAGTTCTGTGGCTGTACAGGACGCAGTTTAACTACAGTGCGCTCACGGACGTTAACGCCTACAGCTGTCATTGCTCCGTCCATTACTGGCTCTGTTGCCGGAACCATCTCTTTCTTTTTCTCTAGTACAATCTCTCCAATGCCTGTTCCGTACACAGCAGAGTTTATTAGGCACTCACCTACAGCTTTTCTAATTTTATTCTTAGTAAACTCTTGAGACAGCGCCTCGCGCAAGAAGCGTACATCACCTCTATCTGAGTCGCCCATGTCATCTTCTATGTCAAAAAACTTACCACGACCAAACGTAGCCTCTTCAATGTCAGCTACGTTGTTCTCAACAGCTTGTAGCAGGGCAGGGCTGACAATCTTGCTACGCTCACTTTCTCGTGTCTTGTCTTCATCTGCCCAAATGCCACGCCACATACGATAGTATTCATCAAACTTCTCATCGTAGTTGCTTTCATAATACTCACGCCACTCTTGTACTTTGTACATAACCCAATCTTCTAGGCTCTCGTCAAGTAACTTGGTAGTGTCTTCGTTATAGTCGTCCATACTAGTATCCTGTGTAAGAGTCGAGAGATTCTGCGTAGTCTTCTATTTGGTAGCCCCAATCGTAAGCTACGTTAGCTAGTTGATCTATGTAAGCAAGTGAGTCAATAGTGTCATCATGTACTAAATGGTTAGGGAACTGAAACAACTCATCCATGAATTGTATATTCCATTCACCTTTGTTAAGCGTTATATGACCATTCTCAAAGCGTCCCTGCAATGCCCACATTATCCTGTCAGTCTTCTTCTTGTTACCGTGACTCAACTCCTCAACTCTAAAGTATTTGTTGT